AAATATTTCATTAGCTCTTATCTTATCTTGTGTACTATTTGAATTATGCACCATATCATATAATTCAAGTATTGAATTTTTAAGTTTTTCAGATTGCAGCTTTTCCATTTCGAGGGCTTGTTCAAATATTTCATTTAAGGGTCTTGAAATTGAATTGCTATTTATTCTATTAACTATTTGCTGAATTAACCATTCTACTGCTGTCATATTATTTTCGTTTTTTTCGTTTTAAATGCGGATTTCTAAAAAACCAACTTCTCCACATTAAATTATAATCTATCTCAGGATAATCTTTTTCGTATTCCATTTCCCAAAATAGAATATAAGATAATGCTGTAACTACTCCAATAAGGTAGATTACAAACAGAATATAAATTGTTGCTAGTATAAGTGACATAATTTTTACTGATTTAAATTTTTTGTTTTGATTGTTTCATAATATTCACCAGGAGTCCAATGTATTCTGAATGAAATATTTTGTTGATTCCCATCATTAAATCCATCTTCCCAAGCCGATATTATCTGTTGCTTTTCCATTTCGAGGGCTTGTTGAATTTCTTTTTTCCAAGCATTTGTATGTTCGCCACAAATTTGCTGAACTAAAAATTCTACTGCTGTCATATCATTTGTTTTTATCAATTAACAAAATTAAACCTATGCCTAAGCATAAACCGCCAATAAAACAAAATACTAACATAAGATAAAGTTTTTCAAGTGTTAAGGCCATTGTTAAACCAGCTAATAAGCCAGCACAGGCGCTAATAATTATTTTTTTCATAAAGGTCATCAAGTTGGTTTTGTATCATGTTATCAATATAAGCATCATAGTCTGATTCGTTTTGCTCGTTTAAACATTCTTGCAGCAATTCTTCGACTTCATCATAAGTCATATTAAGCATTATTGCAAGTTCATCTGTGCTATGTTCAGTATCATCAATTGTAGTGCTTAGAATCTCAAAATATGCATCTGTGTCAGGTTCTAATGGTACGCCGTATTTATCGCGTGAACCTCGGCAATATTCGTTATATTCGCCTGTAATAATTAAAATTTTGTCATTTGGCATTAGATAATCTGTTGTCGTTTTCATAATCTGTCTTTTTAAATATAGTGAAATAATAATTTACCTGTTAAAGTTTGAATCTGTTCAATTTCTTCAAAGGTTATTTCGTATCGTTCGATAATTGAATTTATATCTTGTTCATCATTATCGGCTAATGCTATAAATAAATTTAAAAGCATTGCAGAAATTTGCTCTGATGTGTACGCTTGAATAATTAAGCGATGGTAGATTTTAAATTTTTTCATGTTGTGAAGTTTTGTGTTGTTAAAATTACAGTTGGTAGGATGCTGTACCCCGTAGATGTGTTTATTTTATAATTAAAATTTAACTCCTCTCATTTTTAACATTTCTTCAATTGTCTTTCTTCTATCGCTCCATACGTATTGACCGCATTTTTCAATTTCTAATGCTAATAATGATTTTAAATCTTCGTTTGTGTAAACTTTTTTTACTTGCGCTTTCATAATTTGAAGTTTTTTTGTTGTGTTATAAATCAATTGTGTTACAAAGATACAAACACTTTTTATATTTCAAACTATTTTTATAAAATTTTTTATAAATTTTTTAAATTTATTGAAACACAACGACCAGACATACCAGCTGCAAAACGCGTATTGCTTCGTCTTGATGCCCCTTTTAGCCTTAATAGTATAGTAGACCATGAAACCTGCCAAGGCGTATTATTTAAAACTTTTTTAACAAAAACAGATGTGTTTAGTATCAACAAGTCATCATTCATTACCCGGATACCTAAACGCATTAGCCTTTCATTTGCTTCGGCCTGTGATGGTTTAACACTTGGCTGATAATTATGCGCGTATTCAACTAATTCACCTATTGTTTTTGTTCCTACATAGTTTTCAGATTCGATTCTAACTTCTTGACTTAATATTTGCTGCAAACATCTTTGTTCATCTGTTAACTCTTCTTTTTCATCTTGCACATTTCGATGTTCTAAAATTATTGCAGCTTCTTCTAATGCCGTTTCAGGTGTTACGGCTTTATCGTTCCATGTATGCCACCAACCACCCAAAAGCGCCCCAAATTGGTCACCTGTTGCCCTATCTTCAGTAATTAGTGAAACAGCGTGTGTAAATATCTTAATGCTTTTTTGAATTTCATCTGCAAGGCTAACCATGCGCGCCTGAAAACGCTGGCCGTAATTTTCAAATATTGTCCTTGTTCGTAGTTTTTCAACTTCGCTAAATGTTTCTTGATTTGGCAACTTTTTTAATTCTAATATGCAAAAACGCCGCTTATCTGAATCATTTACTAACTGTGGGTTTATACTCACAAACAAAAAACAACTTCTTACAAAATAATCAATAGCTTTACCATCTTTGCCGCCTTTAGCTATTGCAGGTGATTTTTCACTACTTGCCGCCCTTGCTAATCCTATAATTTCTTGCATCCGTTGCGCTGCCCTTTCATCGTTACCTTCGCCTTCATCTATTGTAACTGGTAAAGCATCGCTATTTAGTTTTTGCCTTACTGCTGGTTCGGTTGCAGCTGTACCCTGTACACTTACTGCAATGCTTCCGATAACTTCATTTATTACGTTTTCTAAAACCCAACTTTTGCCGTTGCCGCGCGGGCCCGTAATCCAAACATGCGGCCGCCATTTTAAGATGCCCGAAATAGTAGACAAAGCTAACCAACCCGATAATAGGATATAATCAGCTTTTGTTTGCCAATTAAGTTTTGATAATAATTTTGGTAACATTGCAGCTTCACCATACGGCAACGGCTGTTCTATTGGCATTTCAATAGCTTTTCGATATTCATAGGTATATTCAGTTTTTAAAGCGTCTAAAGCGTATTTTTGGCCGCCTGTAATTAAACTGTTCCCGGTATGAAATATAATGCCTTGTTTTTCTTGCCAAGCACCGCGACCGCGAATATTAACAGTATCGTAAAAACCTAAACTGTTACAAAAACTGATTAGATAATCAGCTGCTGCCATTGCATCAAAATTGCTATTGTCCCGATTTGGAAATGTTGTAAGCCAAAACTCTAAAGGTGCAATGCTTAATAAATTATTTTTATTTAATGACGATGCTTTATATTTTACAATAGACATTGAAGTGCTAAGATAAAAATAATACATCATGCTACCATCGTCGGAACTCCAACCTAAAGGCCTAAAATAACCGCCAATAAAACCCTTTTTATTTGTTTCGGGTGTTACTGATTGTGCGCGTTCAGCTTTGGGTTTTTTGGTAGTTTTTGACTTGTCAGATACAGACTTGTCAGATTTTGACCAATCAATTATTTTATCTTGTTTCATTGTCTTATGATTTGTTTGCCTACGTTAAACTGTTTAATTTTAGCCATGTGATTTTTTACCGTTTCAAAAACGTCTTCGGTATCATTCATGATTGTGTTTATCATTTCAACAGATACTTTTATTAGTTCGCGCTGTATGTGTTTTTGAATTAGTATTCTCGCATGAACTTCTAAATTAGCTGTTGATGCTACGCGGTTTGTCATTTCGGCTAAATAAGCAGGGCCGCCACATTGATATTTAAGTTTTTCAGCAACTGTTATAATATCGCATTTTTCAACGGAACTACAAACATCAAATATTTGTTTGTGATTTTCAAAATAAAAATGCTCAGACTTTAAAAAACTTACTTTGTCCATTGCATCTGATTCTATAAGAATAGCACCTAAAATAATCTGTTCAAGGTCTTTGCTATGTGGGAAAATAATTGATTTTTCAAATATAGACTGTTCCTTTTCTTCAAGTGCTAAAATAACATTTTGTAAAGTTAGAAGCTGTTTTTCTTTAATGTTTCGGTAATTTTCGCGCTTAGTATCATCTTTAAACCAAGCATCCATTTTAATAGCTTCTTGTTTTAAGTCTTCAAGTAGTCTTTCGGCTTCGTTAGTCATAAATCTTCATTTTTAAATTCGTTATCAATATATCTTGTTAATCGTGCTATGCCGCCAGCATTTCGGACTGCTTGCAAAAATTTAATCTGTTCATTTGTTGCCCTGCCTTTTTCGTTTTTAACTTCAACAGCGGTAAATATAGCAATTTTTTGACCTACCATGTCAGGCGTAACAAATATTTCAGTCCATCCAATTAAATCAGAACTACCTACACAAAGCCCGAATGCTATCGGTCGCGGGTCAGATAGCATAATCATGCCGTTTAATAATCCGCGCCTACCTTGATATGCTGTGCCTGTATTATTTCGAAATAATATGCCTTGCTTACTGTGTTTAGCTTGCAGGGCTTTGTATAGGTTTTGTTCTTTCATGTTATCTATCTACTATTACTATTGAATCGGGATATTGTTTTAGTGCATTTAAATACTTTTCAACAAATGGCACAAAGTTTACATACCTGCCCCATCCATTAGGTGAATCAAACTTACTAAAATAATCAGGTCTTAATTTTAGCAAATCTAAACCTTCTTCAATAATTTCTATTATGTCACTTGCAAAAATAGTTACAGAATCTTCAAATTCCATTTCTATTTTGTAATCTTCGCTATGTACATAATCTTTGTCTAACTGATAAGGTCGCCAAAGTGCTTTGTATAAACCAGCTTGTTCAGCCATTTTACAAAGATTATGTGTTATGTTAGCACTATAAAGTTCTTCTTTTTCTTCGTGAAAATTTACCATATCATAACTAACATATTTTATTTTATATAAACTTACATTTAAACTCATGGTAATCTGTTTTTTGATTTTGGTGAACATCCTAACCAAAATGTATTAAAAAATTGTTTTCTTTTCCAGCCTTTGACTTTATACTCATCTAATGTTTTTTCGCAAATATCTTTCATTACATCGTCGTCACATTCATAATCTAAATATTTTATGACTTTTTGACCAAACTCATTAGTTTCGGCTTCAGCTACTAACTGGTCGAAATTTGCAGGCGGTTCGCTAACAGCATAAACGCGCCTGTAAATTTCTAATAATATTTCGTCATCTGTTAATTTTTTTCGAGGCATTGTTCAAATTTTTTAAGGTAATTTAATGTGCTTTCATACTGGTAACCATTCGGGCCGCCGTTCCACATCCGTGCAAGTTCACGGTAATCAGGATATTTACCGTATTTTTGTGCGTAGGTATGGCAATTGATACCCATAACAGCCCAAAAAACGCGCTCAGCTTTAACTGAATCAAACATATCTTTATGTTGATAATTCAATAGGTCTTTAAGTCCTGAACCTTTAACGCAAATATCATGAATTTGATACCTACCATAAGCCCTGCCGCTGTCACCTATTAAGCTGTCGGTATTTTGTGATTCAATTTCGCCAATGGCATTGATAAAATCAGAATCAGTATCACATGTGTCGCGAGTTATGTAAACAGTTTTTACAATAACTTCGGGTTGCTGTTTTGGCTTACTGCCTGCATAGATAATGGCAGCTATAAGTAAGCTAAATAATATTACATCTTTAAGCATTAGAATAATGTTAATTGGTTGTTTATAAATATAATTTCTTTTTCAGGAACTAAGAATTGTTTGTATCCAAAATCAACACTATACCAAGTTATAGTTTTTGTTTTGTTTTGAAAACCTATGTATCTTATAATTCCTTGTATTATCTGACCATCGTAATCTTTATATAATACTGTTTGTCCTATCATGCTAATTGCTTTTTTTCGACTGGTATGAAGCCTGTTCCTGTGCCTTCATTACCCATCATTTTTAAAAAATCAATTTCTACTTTAGCTGAATGAATAATTGTGTCTGCAAGTTTAGATATTGCCTTAGCTTTTGCAGTTTCTTTTTCAACATCGGAATCATCATCCATTAGCTTTTCGATTTGTTCGAATAGCAAGTTTCTAAGGTCTTCAATTTTGTTTCGTGCCATACTTTTTGATTGTTTTGTTAAGTTTTGATAATGCTTTTATTGTTTTCTTTAAATCTTCAGGATATCTGTGTATTGTGTTTAATCGCATGTTTTCAGCACAACTAATTAACATTAAATTATTTATGTCATATTTATTCAATGCTGGATTTTTAACTCTTACTACATATCCTTTTGGTACTTTTCCATGTACAGATTCCCAAATCAATATTTCTTTTCGAATCCATTGTTTGTCGGCTACTTTAACAAGTAAAAATAAATCTTTGCCATCTATTCTTATATCGCCAACTTGCCTTGTATTATGCGGTTTGTTACCTTTTTTAAAACTTGTAACATTTGCACCCATGTAACCTTTTACACCTTTGTTCCACGGCTTATTACCTTTTTGAAAACGTGATTTATTACCTAAATTTCTAAATCTTTCAGCTTCAATGGCTTTTAGCTTTTTTAGATGTTCATCAGATTTTTTAAGACCTAAAAGATTTGCCTGTGTATAAATAGACCTTTCAGTACGTTGTATAATTTCACACAATTCTTTAATGGTTTTATCTGAATAGTGCTGTTTTAATAGTTCGATTTCGTGCGGCTGCCATTTTGTTTTCATTAGAAAAGTTTTTGTTGTGAAATATGGTTGTTAATTCGTTTAATTGCAGCATCGTAGTATTCTTTGTCAAGTTCGCATGCTGTAAGCTCAAAACCATAATCGTGGCAGGCAATGGCTATTGAGCCGCTGCCTAAATGTGTATCTAAAATTTTATCGCCTTGTTTGGCGTACTTGTCTAAAAGCCATTTGTAAAGTTTTGGCGGTTTTTGTGTAGGATGCAATTTTTCACTTTTATTTAAATAAGCTGAATATCTAAACATTTTATTTGCACCTTTAAATGATGTCCAAGCATATTCACAATCTGAAAATGATAAACCTTTAGGAACTTCTTTATCCCAAATTATAAAGTTATTGCATATTCCTAAATCAAAATAATTGCCGCCCCAAATAATTTGATTTTTTGAAACTCTTTTTAATTCTGTAAAATATTTTTTATTTGGTATTTGATTATCCCAATCCTTTGGTTTCCATTTTCTATTTTTAGCTTTTGATGCTTTTGGTGTGTTACCTATTCCCATATTCATATTAGCTAAATCAATACCATAAGGCGGGTCGACCAAAGCAAGTGAGTAGTAATTGTCAGGAGTTTGGGATAATAGATCCATGCAGTCGCAATTAAAAATTTTTATTTTATCCGTAATTGCGCCCCCTATTAAATTTTTATATTTCATAAAACCAATCTTTATTTTTAATAAAATCGCTAAAATATCTTGCTTTTGTTTCAAATGGAGTCCAACCTTCTTTTAAATATCGATTGACTGTCGCAACCGCTAATCCTGTAATTCTCGATATTTCACTTTGATTTTTAATTGTTCGACTGAGCTGTTTTACCATTTCAAAATCTTGCATTCCCTTTTCATCATGGTAAGTTCCGCGCAAAGAATCAACTCGAATGTTAATAGTTGTTGGCATTTCTTTGTTTGTTAAATACCCTATTTGCATCGTATCTAAGCAAACTAAAGCAAACAAATCAATTTCTTTTTCTTCATATCTTGTTTTACCGTTCGCGCCTGCTCTTTTTATGCTAAAGATATAAGCTGGAATTGGATTATCTCTTTGTTGTACAAAACGAGCCTTTTCAGTTGTCTTGACCTGTACTTTTAAAAGCTTTTCTCCTGTATCTAAAAGCACGTCATAAGGCAAACCTTGTTCACTTGGAAAAGCAATAAATCCTTTTAGAATTAAATCAGCACAAACTAAATATTCTCCAGCTTTGCCAATTTGCAATTGTTTTGAATCTCGTATCATTGTAATTATATTTTTATTTAATACAAAGATAGTTAAATAATTTGATATAACAATAGCTAAATCAATATTTATTTTATTGCCAAATCAAAATAATTATCAGGATACCGTGCCATTAAATCCATGTTATCCTCGTTTGTTATCTGTATTTTATCTGTTAGAATCATTTTCTTTTAGTTTTATAAAATTCGTTCCATTTTCTAAGCACAGCAGCTTTTAAATCATCGCGGTTTATAGCATTCAATCCGTGTTTATTGTTTATATATTCAATACTATTAGTTTCTTTCAAAACCCTACTTTCAAATATAAAATAAACCCATTTGTCTTTATGACCGCGCTGTATTTTTAACTGCCATAGGTCTTCTAATGTTCGGCTTTTTGCCTGCTCAGTACGTTTAATTTTCAATAGTTCGTCAAGTGTAGTTTCATCTTTTACGGCAACGCCTGCAACCTGTTCAATTTCGTTAACCTTTATAGGCTCAACAAAACCGCAATAAGGACATGCAGCGTGTGTTTTTTCATAAGTTCTAAAGCATTCAGTACAGTCTTTGTATTCATTATCAATCTGTTCATCGGTATCTTTTCGTTTTCGCTTTTGCATTCCTTCCAATGTCCATTCCCTTGTCATTAGTGGGTGTCCATGTAGTTTCTGATTACCAACGTGGTCAAGTATTAAACATCTATCTTTGCCTGCCATTGGTCTTAATCCGCGCCCTACAATCTGTAAATATAAACTTAGTGACATTGTGCGGCGTAACATTCCAACAACGCTAACAGCTGGTATATCCGTACCTTCACTTATAAGGTCGCAAAACGTTAATATCTGAATATCGCGATTCGCGAATTGCGATATAATTCTTTTAACCTCGTTTTCATCGAATGTTCCATTTATAGAAACAGCCTTAAAACCTGCTTCACAAAATGCCGCTGCGACGTTATCAGCATGTTTAATATTTACGCAACTATAAATAGCAGGTTCACCCGGTGCCAATCGTTTGTACTCTTCAACAGCATTTCCTGTAATCGCAGGCTTATCCATTTCTTTAAATAAATCATCAGCTTTGTATTCGCCGTTTTTATCCTTTTTAATCTTAGTAAAATCCGCCAATGGTCGAAAATTATAATACTCAGGCATTACTAAATTACCCATTTGCACTAATTCAGCTGGTAGCGGCCCTAATACCAAATCACTAAATACATCACCTAAGCCCTGTCCATCGCCGCGCCATGGTGTAGCAGTTACACCCAAAACATAAACAGAATCCGCGTAAAAATCTAAAATGTCTTTCCATGTACCAGCGTTTGAATGATGCGCTTCATCTATAATCAGTAAATCAGGTTGTGGCACTTCATTAAGCCTATTTTTTAAACTTTGAACGCTGCACACTTGCGCTGGTAAATAATACTGCTTTGTCCTATTTCCTGCAATAAATCCGTGCCTTAATCCGTATCTTTTGCAACGCTCCGAAATCTGATTAACAAGGTTTTTTTTATGAACTAAGAAATAAACTCGCTTACCTTTATTAACTGCTTCAATAGCCATGTATATAAACGTTTCAGTTTTGCCGCCGCCTGTGGGTAATACAAACAATACTTTTTTATTCCCCTGTCGGTAACTTTCTCTTATACCTTCGACGCTTTGTAATTGATATGGCCGCAGCTGTATTGTGTTCATTTTCTAATTCGTTTAAGGCATCTAAAAGTTTAAAGTACATTGTTAATGTTTGTGGGTCGCCGTTTTTCCAATATTCAAACGTTTGCCTACCTACTTCTGCCCGCCTGCAAAGTTCGCTTAGATTTATACCCAAATTATCACAGCGAATGTTAAATTTTTCAAATGTGTTCATAATTATTTTTGTTTTGTGCTACAAAGTTAAAAACATTTTTTATATTTGTGCTATTATTTAATAAAAAATTTTAAAAATTTATGACAAACAAAGATTATCATTCAAAAACGAACTACATATCTAAGTCACTTTTAGACTTAGTACACAAATCACCTGCACACTATATCAGTTATATAGAAGGTGAAAAACAAGAACCAACAGCTGCAATGATTTTTGGCAGCTTAGTTCATGGTGTTGTATTTGACCAAAACAATTACGCTGTATTGCCCGAAGGATTAGACCGCCGTACAAAAGAAGGTAAAGCTATTTATGATATGTTCATGCTGGCTAATAAAGGCACTGAGTTAATTGTAACGCAAGAACAATACGAACACGCACTAAATATTAAAAACGCTGTTTATAGTCACGAAAAGGCTGCACTATTATTACAACAAGGCGAAGCGGAAAAATCAGTATTTGGTAAAATTGAAGACTTTGACGCTAAGTGTCGCGTAGACTTTTTAAATACTAAGCATAATGTAATAGTTGACCTTAAAACAACAAACAGCGCCGCACCTGATGAGTTTGCAAAATCTGTTTGGAATTATCGCTATCATGTACAGGCCGCGTTTTATTTAGATTTAACAAAGGCTGAAAGATTTTTTTTCATAGCAGTTGATAAAGAAAAACCGTTTAATGTTGAACTTTACGAACTTGACAATGAAGCTATCGAAAAAGGTCGTATTGAATACAAAAAAGATATTGAAACTTTAAAAAAATGCTTAGATACCGGTAATTGGCACGGCTATACTGAAGATAAGAAAATACATATTATTTCATTGCCTAATTGGGCAAAATGATTAACTAAACGCTAATAATTAGATAAACTTTAGATAAACTTTAGATAAACTTAGATAAACTTTAGATATTATAAACTTGCAGTTGTACTGCCTAATTGGGCTAAATAGTAAATTTATAAAAATAAAATGCTTATTTATTTGAAATTATAAAAACTATTTACTATTTTTGTAAATATTATTTTATAACAATTAAATTTATTAAAATGCTTACTCATGATTTATTTGGTGTTGAAATTATTGAAAATGAAAAAGGTTTTTTATCTGTTTCAGGTTTATCGCTTTCATATGACTTGATGAAAAAAAAATATGGATGGAATAATAGAAAAATTGAAGCTATTATGCAAACAGATAATTTTAAAAAAATAATATTTGATATTATAAAATTTAATGATACAAATATTGAATTTGGTAATTTTGTAATTTCAGCACATGAATTAGGAATAGTAAAATTATTAAAAAAATTAGGTTATTGGAAAACAACAGGTGCAAGAAATACTAAATTAACAATGTGTGATAAAAAAATATGGAAATGTATTTATATTCATTTATTCCAAGAATTTACAGATTTAAACATGCCAAATTGGATAAGAGAAATTGAAATAGATACATATAAGTATAATATTAAAAGATTTGAAAGCAAAGAACAATACTTTATAGATAATTTTTTAAAAGAGATAAATTTTTTTTTAGATTCAGTTCCAATTAGACAATACAAAATTGATAATTATAGATATGATTTATTTATAGAAATATTTGGAAAACGTATTTTAATAGAATATAATGAAAAGCAACATTCAACAAATTCACAAATTGAAATAGATTATAAAAAAAGTCTTTTAGCTAATGAATGTGAATACTATTTAATATATGTTCCTATAAATAAAGAGTATTGTATTAAAGAATCAATATTTGATATAATAAAAGGGCATGAAACATTAGATGAAAATTTAGAATTACTAAATTGTAGATTTTTTGAAATGAATGAAAAATTACAAGGCATTTTAACAAATTCTTTTCCACATATAAATTATAAAGTTTTTGTCGAAGCCATTAACAAAAAAGTTTTTGGAACTCACGTTGCAGGCATGAGAAATTTGGCAACTGCTAATGAACTTAAGAAAATAACTAAGTTAGAACAATTTATTACTAATAGTATTGAAATCGGTATGATTACTAACGATAATCAGATTATGAATGCAATACAAAAAATCAATATTTAATTATGACACATCTCACAAAACTTCCAACACTAAACGAACTTCTTACTGATAATGAAGACAGTCTTAAACAAAACGCGCTTACTGTTTTACTCAACCAAGACCCGCCCGCTAAATGGCTTACTGAACATCCAATGATTCGCGGATATAAATACATTCCGATTGAAAAAATTGAATTTCTACTAACTAAAATTTATCCGCGTTGGTGGGTTGAAATTCGCAATACTCAGATAGTTGCCAATAGCGTTGTTGTAACCGTTCGTTTGCATGTTATAAATCCGCTTACAGGTGAAACTGAATGGCAAGACGGAATTGGTGCCGCACCTGTTCAAACTGACAAAGGAGCAGGCGCAACCGATTGGAATGCTGTAAAAACCGATGGCGTTCAAAAAGCCGCACCCGCCGCCGAAACTTACGCCGTTAAAGATGCTGCTGAAAAGTTTGGTAAAATATTTGGCCGCGATGTTGCACGTAAAAGCACTATGAATTATACTGATTTGCTTAAAAAATCTGATTTTAATAGCGAATTAGAAAAATAAATGTTATATTTGCGTATTGTTCTGCAGCCACAATAAGAACATAAAGATATTAAAAACCCTGAATGATATAGGTCGTGGTTGCCCTATTGATTTTGGGGTTTTGTTTTTTAAAAAAATTATGTTATGTTTGAAGTAAAAGTTAAAAGAAAAAGCGGTGAAATCGTTAAATTTATGGTTGACGATGCTGATTACTTAAGTGTTGTAGATTACAAATGGTATTTTAGAGAAAACAGATTTATAAACTATCAAGGTAAATTATTACATCACTTACTTTTTAATCATAAAAATTTTAACAGAAAGTATAGTTTAGGCTTTAAAGATGGTAATATTTTCAATTATCAAAGGGATAATATAGTTTTTTATCATGGTAAATTTGAAAATTAAAAAAATACTATTACATTTGCCTTGTCAGCGGATAAACCGCTTAACCGCTGTTCTAAAAAGTGCAGCGGTTTTTTATTTGATAGTGTAACAAGCGTAACACAAATGTAACACACAAAATATTGATTTTCATAGCATGTTACGGATGTTTACAATGTTACAGCAGATTTCACACACATACACACATATACACGTGTGTGAATCAATATTTAAAACACGCATATATATGTAATAATTAGTGTAACATTGTTAACAAGTGTAACAATATATAATAATCAATAAGTTATGTGTTACAATCATGTTACAGATGTTACACTTAATAATATAAATAATAAATAATAGAAAATAATAAATCAACTTTAATATAGATATAGGCTTAAAACGAATTTAAACGGCATTTTAAGACATTTTTATAGTAAAGTGATATATAGACTTCAATTTTAAAAAAAAGTTGCTTAAAACGAAAATATGAAAGATACAGGTAGGCCAATGAAATTTAAATCACCTGAAGAATTAGAAAAAAAAATAGAATCTTACTTCGATTGGTGTGATTCAAGAACACGCGTTAAACATCTTGTAACTAAAGATGGCGTTCAGGAAGTTATAGAAAGTTTTCCAAGACCTTACACGGTTGAAGGCCTTGCAGTTTACTTAGATACTTGCCGCGATACTTTATTGAATTACTCAAACAAAGAACTCTTTTTCGACATTATTAAACGCGCGAAACAAAGAATACTTGCGAATAAAGTTGAAGGCGGATTAGATAGAACTTATGATATGGGTGTTGCTAAGTTTATGCTAATCAATAATTACGGCTTTAAGGATAAACACGAAACGACAGAAGACGACAAAAACATAAACATAAACATTCAGTACCCACCTGAAGCTAAGTAGTGCCGCGTACGATTGACATACAGCTATTCAGACCTCACACAGGGCAAAAACGTATCTTAGATAATAAGCGAAGGTTTAATTGTATTGTTTGCGCGCGTAGGTTTGGTAAAACTGAATTGATTACATCGGTTGCATTGCCGCTTATAAGTCCAGCTGTGTTTGAAGGTAAGTTTGTAGGTATTTTTGTCGATGATTTTAAAGATTTTGCGCAAAGTTGGAATAAGATTGTTGATACTTATAAGACAGTTGCTGAAGGCGGAATTATTAAGCACAAAGATGAAACTTCAAAAATAATGCAGTTCCTTAACGGCGGCGTTTTAGAAGTTTGGTCAATTGGCGATGAAGGCCGAAAAGACAAAGGGCGCGGCCGTAAATATCACCGCGTTATTTATGAAGAAACGCAAAAAATACCTTCTCACATACTTGAATACCATTGGAAAACAGTTGCACGCCCTACCTTAACTGACTACAAAGGTGAGGCGTTTTTTATTGGCACGGCTGCGGGTAAAGATAACTACTGGTATGAACTATGCCGCAATGGCGCAATTGCGGGTAACGTCGAAAAGAACTGTTATGGTGACATTGACCTACCACAAAGCGAAAACGGCAGCGACAGTTGGATAACATTTAGAATGGAAACAACTGATAACCCAAACATTGACCCCGATGAGGTAGCCGATGCCAGCCGCGACCTTGACCGATTAACATTTGAGCAGGAATATAAATCTGTATTTGTTGACTACTCAGGTGAGGCGTGGGTATATGTACTTAAAGATAAAAGCATACAACAGAAAGTATTTCAGCCTTCAAAGAAATTTAACTGGGAAGCTGAACAGCTTTATATTAGCTTTGACTTTAACAAGATACCAATGACAGCGGCGGTAATGAAAAAAACCGTTTTACCTGCTGATATATCTGCAAAGTCACGTTATCGTTATGGTGTACACATCATTAAAGAATTTAAGATAGGTAGTGAAGAACGCGGTGAAGCATCTATATATGACACCTGCCAAGCTGTACGCGAATGGGTATTTGCTGAAACAGGTAAAAAAATAGGCCGTTGGGAAAATACTGAATTTCCCTGCACTATTCCTTTTTTAGTTACAGGTGATGCGAGCGGTGACCGTTCCGATGGTAGGCAGCGCGTATCTAAAACATATTACGAAATAATACAGGAAGAACTGCAATTGCCCGCGCGTTTTTTTGTTGTGCCTAAAGCTAATCCCCTTCATGCTGAAAGCTACGTACAAACAAATACTATTATCAGCATGTGTCCAGATTTTCAAATATATGAAGATAAATGCCCTGGCTTACGTATGGACTGTTTGCGTATCAAATCCGATAATAGCCGCCGAATCATTAAGGGAAAAGGCGAAGAACGTCAAGCTGACTTACTTGATAATCTTAGGTATTTATTGAATACTTTTTGTAAAGATATAAAGTTATAACATGATTTACCGCCCCAAAATTAAAGTACATTCTGAATCAGAAATACAACATTGGAAAAAATTAATAAATGCTAAACGGCATCAAGATAAAAGCCTTCAACGCTGGTTAGTAATATCAGATGTTCACAGGCCGTTTCATAATCAAACACTTTGGAATAAACTATTGCAGCTAATCAATGACATGGGCACGGCTTTGTATGGAGTTGTTATTGCAGGTGATTATTTAGACCTTTACACACTTGGCAGCTACAATTCTGAATCATTGGCAAATTTATCAGGCCTAACATTACAAGATGAATATATTGATGGATTGCAGGGTATTGATGAAATAAACAGCGCGTTTAAAGGTGCAAAGAAATATTTTTTATTTGGCAACCATGAAGATAGATACTTTAGGCACATAAAAGAAAAGGATAATGCCAAATATGGCGGCGCGTTAATAAATCCTATTGAAGCGCTATATCTTCATGAACGCGGATGGGTAACTAAAACAGATTGGCAAAGTGATTACTTTACTTTGGGCAAACACTTAGATATAGTTCACGGTATTTATACATCAATACACGCGGCAAAAGCGCATTTAGATAAAACGCAGCATAGTGTTATGTTTGGCCACACACACCGCGTTCAATGCTTCCATACAGGCAATAAAGCAGCGTTTAACATTGGCGGCTTATATGATATTAAAAGCAAAGGTTTTAACTATATGCAAAGATTTCAGCGCCAAATGTGGGCAAATGGTTTCGCTATTGTTAACATAACTGATAACGGTGACTTTTACGTAGAACAGGTTAACGTTTGGGCTGATAAGTTTTTAGCTAATGGTAAGATGTATTAACGTTTTGTTGACGTCACCGAAATGATATTTATGGCCGCCTAACAAACATAGTTGTGTAAGGATGCGAAACCCATCTAATATAATATGAACTTCTACTAATAGGTTTTAAGCCTTTTAAAATTCTATATTGCCAATTAAACCAAGGTGTATTAATTGAATCATAATAATTTAACCAAAAATAACATTTATGTGTTTTTAGTTCGTTATTAAGTACAGCCGTTAAAGCATAGTATCTATTTTGTGAAACGGTTACAGTTTGTACCCGGTTATTATGCCAAAAATTAGCGCGCTTATTCTTTTGGTAAAACTTTCTGACATTTGGAAAGCATTTGTAACTATCATTAAGAATTAACCCCAATAGGCAGCTATCGGGGTTTGATGATAATATAAGTTCGCGAATATTAGTTTGTAAGTCTTGCATATTGTTTTCGCATTTTATTAAGTGCGCCAATTTCTATTTGCCTGATAGCTTCATTGCTAATTTTATACTTTACGCATAGTGTTTGGCGATTATATTGAAAAAATTCAAAAAATCTAAGCTGTATAATATCGCGTTCGCGTTCGCTTAAATTACTCATTAGCTTTTTAACTATTTCTTTATCTGTATTTATAAATAGTTGTTGGTCTGTTTCTAAATCGCCAGCTATATCCAAAATATTATCACCATCTTCGTTAGTTTCATCTATTGAAACAAATTTAACAGGATTGCGAATTGATTTAACTGTAAATTCCGAAATGCCTAACATGTCGCTAATTTCCTTATCTGTTAGCGTTTCATCTTGAAATTCTTTTCGAAGTCTATTCTGTTGAATTGTGTACGATGTTTTAATAGGGTCGCTAAGCATATCAATAAAGTGCATAATTTGCGCGCGCATTTTATTAACAGCGTATGATATAAACCTTACACCGTAATCAGGATTAAAACTTTCAGCAGCTTTGATTAAGCCAATAAGCGATTCAGAGACTAAATCCATTATATCAACTTTTTTATTATAATGCCTAAAAGCAACTGAGCAGGCAAATAATAGATTATGATTTATTAGCTGTTCTTTAGTCGCTGTTTTTTCTTGTTCAGATGTTAGCGGTTTATACTTAGATGCTTCTGTTAACAATGTTTGCAAAATGCCGCGCTTATCGCCAATAATGGCATTTAATTTTACATCTATTCGTTTCATTATCGCGTAGTATAAAAAGGTTTAGAATGCTGGTTAAAATGTTTGCGGCATCTTACAGTTATAAACGCGTCTTTGTGTGAACGCTGCCATGTGGTAAGCATATACCATGCTTCTTCATAAGTTTGGTAAGGTATTAGTATCCTGTAATACTGACCTACCTGTTCAACGTGTGCAGTATCTAACGTACACATGGCCAAATGTTCGGAACGTACTAAATGAATGTTTTTTGTTGACATAATTTGAATGCAGTAAACAGAATCGGTTTGAGCAATTGCGCTAACTGCAAAACATAGGATAAAAAATAATGTTTTCATGATTTGTTATTTTTAAAGTTCTATTAAAGTAAAGTTATATAAAGCATTTGATTGAAAAATTTTAATAGCTTCGAACCAACGAGCATCAGGAACTACTAAACAGCCAGCTGACCAACCATCTACATTAGCTAACCAACCGCCACGATGAAAGTTGATGCCGTACCAGCCTTTAGTTTTAATTTCTGTGTTTATGTTACGGTCTTTGTTACCATCGCGGTAAATCTCTATTGCGCCTGTTTGCATAAAGTATGGAGCGTTTAACCATAGACTTTTCCAATTGCCCGAAGTTATAAACTTATGTGAACCTATAACTTGCTGTTCACATGCAATTGCAGTTCCTGTAATGCCGCCAACTGTCAGCGGATTAAATACGTAATAATCTCCCGAAGTTGTTGAACATGGCATTATCATATCGGCAACGCGGTTATTAAATCTTACTACGTAATCTGCAAACTTATTATCTAAGTTTTGGTCAGTACGAATCCAAACAAGGTCAGTTACAGGTTTAACCCAACCGCGAATATTCATTTCAGCATCAATCCATTGTTTGGTAGCTGTTAATGTTAGAGGCCCTACAATACCATCAATGGCACCTGAATAATAACCGCGGTCTTTAAGTATTTTTTGAAAGTTTTTCATAAGGTTTTATTTTAAAATTAAAAGATTTGGTTTTGTAGGTTGACCGAAAACCTTGATTAGGTTATTTAACTAATGATAAATAGTATTTAAAATCATAGCTTTTAACGCTAAGAAACATAATCATGTCATTTGTAGAAATACCAATTGCAGAACCTAATCTTTCAATTTTAGCAATTGAATCAGTAGGCAATACTGAATAGATAGAACGGTATTGAGGCCATTCAGCAGCTTCGCAACCTTTAGAAAGGTTTTCTGATACAACATCAGATTTAATACTGTTAATCATTGATTGAATATTTACAATCTGTGATTTCATTTCTGTGAAAATTGTTCTTAAGTACATGATTTGAAGTTTTTAAAAGTGTTTAAATAATTTCGTTCCCTTATTCGTTGATACAAAATTACAGCTTTCTTTGATAACTGCAAACATTTTTATAAAAATTTTATAAAATTCTTTATCTTTTTTTTGGTTACCTTTGTACAAACACAAAAAACTATGATTTTCAGAAAGCGAAACAGAGCAGAACAAAACGAAAGTAATTACCAAAAGTGGCTTAAAACCTACATTCCCGAAACAACTAACCAGCGTATAGAATTGACTAGAGTATTTACAGACCGCGTTGGTAATAACTTTTATATTTTAAAAAACCCTGCAAATTTAACGCGTGAACGTGCGCAAAGAATTGAGGAGTGTATGACTGCCATTGATTACGGTATTCATAAAAGCGAAATAGTTGAAAAGCTAAACGGCATTCTTACAACTGTTGATGAAATGCCATGGCAAAACATGACACGCGATAAGTTAAAAGAGTTTCACACTAAAAGCAAAGACCAACTGAATGATTTATTATACAGGCTTAAAAGTGTAAAGTTAGATGATTTACTTATAGAAGCTGGGACATACTTTTTTTATATTGATGGCGAAAACCCTTACATTATAAATTCAGAAACGCAGCAAAGGAAAATAGATGCCATACGTAAAGATGATGAATTGCGCGCTTTTTTTTTGAACAGTATAGAACAAATATTGAAAGGTTCGAGCGCTATAAAAAGCTAAACTTTGCAAGGCTAAACAAACAAGAACCAAACGCTAAAAAACAGAAACGACCAACAACATATCAACAAGCATTACAAAAACTAAAAGAACAAAACAGGGAAAACGATTATATCATAACAAAGGGCGACCCAGTACAAATGGCAAATGTTAGGTTTTGGGTTATTCGAGATTATTACGCGGCATTAGAACAAATACTAAAAGATAAAGATAGGGCTGAACAGGCTCAAAAAAATACTAAGAAATAATGGCTGAAATAAAAGACGTTTATAGTTTAGAGTTTAACAGCGGTCAGTTTCAAAGCGAGATTGATTCTGCTATTGCACGTATTGAAGAACTTAACGGTGCAATGGCCGAAGGCGCTGACGTGGCCGATGAACTTGCAGCGGCTCAGGGTTCATTAGTTGATGTATTAGGCACCGAAGCTAAAGGAGTTGAACAGCTAAATCAAAAGCGTAATGTTTTAGTAAACACGCAAAAGAACCTAAACAAAGAAACGCAATCGGGCATTGCAGTTAGTAAGCAGTTAGATACAACTAATAAACAGCTGGCAGTTAGTACAGGGCATGCAGCAACACAGCAGCGCGGTTTAGGTGGGCAATTGATACAAGGTGCGCGTAATATAAATTCAATGCGCCGCGCTGGTATGATGTTGGGCAATGTATTTAGGATGTTAGGCGGTATAAATCCTTTTGGTTTATTGCTTACTGTATTGCCTACTGTAATTGAATATATTTTTGGTGCAACAAGTGCGCAAAAAGCATTCAATGAAGCATCTGAATCAGCTGTTGCGTCATATGCAAAAGAAAAGGTAGCATTAGATGAATTATTTACATCGCTTAATGATGCAAATGTTGTAGGCAATGAACGTAGCGCAATAATAGACCAAATAAATCAGCAATATGGAGAATATTTACCTAACTTATTAACTGAAGCATCAACAGCCGAAGAAATTGCAGCCGCTTATGATTTAGTAAATAACGCATTGATAAGAAAAGCTGTAACTCAAGCTAAAACAAATGCACTTGAAGCCGCTACAGCTAAATTATTACAAGATAGAATTGCTGCTTTAGCAAGACAAAAAAAGGCACAAGAAGATTTAGATGCGTCAGGAGTGGGTATACTTATGAGAAATAAAGATGGTGAAGAAGTATTTTCAACACCAACTACAGATGAACAAGTACGCGCAATAAATAATTTTAAAAAAGCAAAAAAGAATTTACAAAATATAGATAAAGAATTTAAAGAAGAAGTTAATAAAATAAATGAATCAGCAAGAGACCTTGAAATATCATTAGGATTAACTCAAGTAACGCCAAGAACAATAAAACCAAAATCGCAAAAGCCATTAACACAAGTAAACAGAAATCTTACAGATGAAAAAGCTAAACTATTACAAGAAGAATTAACAAATCTTGAAAATGCTTTAAAGATAGAAATTGGTTTAACTGAAGAAGGTACTGAAGCGCGTGCAAGGGCAGAATTAAAATATATAGATGTTATTGAAGCATTTAGAATACAAAATCAAAAGGGTTTTGGAGATAGTGAAGCTGAAATTACTTTAATGATGCAAGAAAATGCAATTAAACGTAAAAAAATAAACTTAGACTATTTTAATTCTTTAGATGAAAAAGAAAAAGAACGTATTGATAAAATAAAAGAAATGATTGATGCTACTGAAGCGCTTTTGAATATTCAAATTCAAGATACTCAAGAAGGTAGTCAAGAACGTATTGATGCTGAAATGCAATATTATGATGTTCTAAAAGATTTATATACAAGATATGCTAAAGAATTAGGAATGACCGAAAATCAAATAAATGATTTTGTAAAACAAGGTCTTAAAAAAAGGTTTGGTTTATATGAAGATTATTATAATAAGCAGTCAACTAATAATCAGAATAATTTAGAACGCGAATTAAATAACCAGCTAACATTATTAGAACAAGAACGTAATGTTTTTTTAAATGCAGCAATAGGTAACAAAGAAGAACAAGAAAAAATAAATAAAGATTTTGATAAGCGCCGTTTAGAACTTGAAAAAGATACTAATAAAAAAATATTAGATGCAAAGATAACACTATTAAATCAGCTAAGAGCATTAGCTATTTCAACAGGTGATAATAATTTACTCACAGATATTGATAAACAAATATCTGAAATTGAACTTAAATTAGTTGAGTTAGGCAAACTTACTGAAGATGGAACTGAAAAACTTAAAGGTTTAACCGATAAGCAAAAAGAAATAATTGACCAAACAGCTACATTATTAACCAGCGTATCTGATAATGTATTTAGCGTTTTAAATGCTCAAGTACAAGCCTATACAGAAGGATTAGATAAGGCTATTGATAAAAGCAAATCGGCATTAGATGAAATACGCGCTAATAGTGAAAACTTTAACGCGCAACAGTTAGAAATAGAAAAGGAACGTTTAGAGCGCTTAGAAGCTGAACGCGCAAAAGCTGTCGAACGTGAAAAGATATTAGGACAGGTTCAAGTAGCTATTAACGCGGCAATAGCTATTTCTAAGGCAGCAACTCAACCAGGTGCACCATTTGCAATTGCAGCTACTCTTGCGGCTTTAATTGCAGGTTTAGCACAGGCACGCGTAGCTGCTGGCAATGCGTTTTTTCATGGTGTTGAATATTTGGAGCGCGGTAATAATAGAGCAGGCCGCGACACAATCCCTGCAATGCTTAACGAAGGTGAGCGCGTAATTACAACCGATACCAATAACCGCTATTGGGATGTACTTTCAGCTGTTCACAATAATAGAATCCCTGCCGATGTGTTAAACAGTTTTGCAAATGCTTACCAATCGGGCGGTCTTAAAGCTGCACTTGGCGCATTTGGTGAAAACGTTAGTCTTAGTTCAGAACTTGGGAACAAATCTATTTTTGTAAATGTAGCTCAAACATATCAGGGTATGGAAAACAGATTAGAACGTATTGAAGCGGTGCTAACTGATTTACCTAAATACATGCCGCGCACGGTAGTTTCTGCTAATGCTAACGGCATCTTTAAAATAGTTGAACAAAGACAATCGCGCAAAAACTTTTCACGTAATTGGTCAAAATAACATAGTTTTGTATAAACATTTAAACATTATAAATTATGCCTATTAAAAAATGCTTACCAGGTGATAACAAATGCATTTCAAAAGTTATTAAACAGTTAGTAGCTGAAGGTTACCCACAGCAGCAAGCGGTAGCAATTGCATTAAACACGGTTAAGAAATGATAAAGCAGATTGTTATTATATCTGTTGCCATTGCCGTTGCAGTTTCTGTTATCTGTTATGTGTTTATTGATAACTCAAATAAATTACATACGCAACTACTTAAAAATGAACAGCGAACCCGTGACAGTTTGTCACAAATATATGCTAAATTTGTGACAAAATCAGATAGTTTACAAGCGCATATAGACACGATGCAGACTACATTAGACAAACAAATAAAACAGTTTAGATATGACTTATTCAGAATTAAGATTATTAAAATACCGACTGTTAATTACGATAATATTTCTGACACTTTGCTCATTAGCCGCCTCATGTCAGATTACAAAGGTAGATAATGGTTTTTTGATTAGCCGCGAATACGCTGAATTTATTGCAGCACGTTTTGATAGTTTAGATGCCTATAAAACAGCTTACGGTGAATGCGTTAATAGGGCTGTTGATTGTGATAGCTTATTATATAGTGCTGAATCTGTTATTAGTAACTTAAAAGAACAAAATAACATGCAATCTGAAATGTTAGAACTTAAAAGTCAAATGATTCAAAGTTACGAACGCGGTAATATAGTTTGCATTGATTACGCTAAGCAATTGAAAAAACAAACGCGTCTTAAAAAAGGGTGGAAAATAACAACTTACGCGTTTATATCTATATCTTTAGGTGCGCTAACATATTCAATACTTAAATGAACGGATTACTAATTTATTTTGATGGCATTCCGCAAGATTTAGACAACTTTAACGGTACTGAATCTGCAAGTTTTGTTTTTAGACGTAAAGATGAACAAGGGGATTCTGCTTTTTCCTTTGCCCCTGAATTAACTGTTGTAGGTTCAAGTTATGAATATGTCAAACAGCAAATAATAAACGCTGTTAATCCAAATATTGCAGGCATTGAAGTATTGGTTTATGATACGTGTTGTTTAAATAGCGATGGTTCAAACAGATTATTATTTACAGGTAAGATTGAAGGCGGAACGGTTCGTTGGTGTACGTTCCCTACATGTGAAGCGCAAATAACAATAGTAGATAATAGTCAAGATGCGCTGGCAATTAGATGTTTAAAGGAGCATTTTCCGTGGAGTATAAGTAACACAACCGAACCAAATCCGTTTTATACATTAGGTTATGATGAATTTAGGTTTGCGCCTTGGATGTATTATTGCAATGACCCAAAGCCAGCTGCAATACAAGAAGCTATAATGATTTTGGGCATATTTATTTTTTTAGTTGGTACACCAATTTTATTATTTTTTCAAATAGGTAATATAATAGCGGGTAACGGTCAAAACATTTTTGAAGACCTTACAAACTTAATTGTAGGATGTGGCCGTAGGCATTTAACGCCTTATTTAGATAGTCAGTTTAAAAACCTTTGTAAACTTTGCAGAATAGGCTATCAATCTTCTTTGTTTGATGTGGGCGGTTATTATCATGATACGGTTAGATTGGATGCTGCTTATGTACCTGGTGTTAGGGCATTCCCTTGGGAAACATACGGACAAAGTCAATATAATGATAATAAACCAAACTTAAACGGCATACAATTTTTAGACGAACTTAAACAGCTTAATATAGATTGGCGTGTTGTTAATGGCATTTTAATCATTGAGCGAAAAGATTATTTTGCAGGTGCGCAATGGTTTGATACTGCTAACTTACAACCTAATCAGTTATTATCTGTATGTTATGAATCATTAGGTGAACGACCTGCAAGTTATGCTGAATATGAATATAGTTTAGATGGCATTGATAATTCGGGCGATGAAGTTCGTAATAAATGGGTTGACCGAGTTATAGATTGGAACGCCGCAAATAATCCACAGCAGTCAGGTTTATTTAGCAAAAAATTACTTTACGGCGCTGCACAATTTCGTGATGATTGGGCGGCACCTGATATAAACCCTATTGATAAATCTTTTTATACTACGTTTTACCCATTGGCGCAAGATGCTGAAAATACAGCTGCAATGTTTATAAGTAAAGGAGTTTTGGCATATCCTAAACTTATAAATTTAAAGTTAGTTGCAGGCGCTGTAATTTCTAATGTTGATTTGCGTAGAGGTGTAGCAATACCCGATGTTATTTTAATGTCTAACGGCAAAAGGCTATATAATTACAAATGGCATATTAAAGAAAATCCAATTATAGATTCAAGCGGTCAAAGCTACGATACGGCATATCAAAAACTATTTTATATTGATGACCCACGTTTAACATCTGTTAAAACTCGAAAAGTTACAATATCAGTAACGGCGGATTGTGATTTATTAGATACTTTAGACGTTGACCGATATGTAACAACTGACCAAGGACAAGTACAAATAACAGAAATAACCTACGATACAACAAATAATTCTTTAACTATACAAGGCTTAATTTAATGTCATATACTTACGATACTATACAACTTGACCACATAGATAAAAACGGTGTTGTAATTGATAATATTTTAACATTTACGGCATCAACTATACCATTATCACCTTTAAGAAGTTTTGCAATAGGTAACAAAATACGTTTAACTATTACAATGGTTAGTTCAGGTGGCAATAGTTTTTTAAATAAGTTTGTTAGGTTTAATCCTGCACTATTTACAATTAACAATACTATCAGCGGTTTTAACTTTGGATATGAAACGCCTAACCCATTAACAACAACACCGCAACAAGCATTTTTAAACTTTTCTGCACCTTATTTGGATAACATTTATTGCGAAATGTCAAAGAATGCGCCGCCACATGACACAGCTACAATAGTTTTTGAATTTTATATTACTCAAGATGTTTTAGATTATTTAACTAATACACTAAGCGCGCAAAACACAAAACGTTTTTTAAGTTCACGCGGTCAGGGTATTGATTTACAAAACTTATATCAATCTGTTTATAGTACTTTAACGCGTTCAATCGGTGTTATTGCTAATGTATTTGATTATTCAGGTTTTAACGTTAATGTTTTAACGCCAACAGGAAATAGATTTTTAAGAATACCTGTTGCTGCACGTTGGTATAATAGTGATATTGATGGTGATACCACAGGCATGCGATATATTAAAGAACTTGAAATAACTTCACCATCACAAATTGCAGCTGGTTTAAATGCTTTAACAGATGCAACGGCAACAAGTGCGCAAATAAATCAGGCTGCCATTGCAAACGGTATGTTTACGGTTAATGGCAATCAGTTAGCAATAGGTGAAGATAATACAGTTAGAATATTATTAAGAGGTGACGCGTTTATAGGTTCGGGCGGTTTAAATCCTGCAATAACAGATGTTAGAATTTTGTTATTTAGAATTGATGCAACAACAAATACAGCTGATTTTGTAACAGATTTAAATTTAGCTGATGCAATAATACCACAGGCAACAATGGGAAGCACACAATTAGATGGCGCTATATATACACCTTCAGATTGGTTTGAAAATATACCTTTAGCCGATGATATTGAAGTATATTTTACTATTAACGGTTCGATGCTTACTTTAAACGGCCAATATTACATAGTAGTAAATATTCATGATGCTGTTAATGTTGATTATGTAACTTCACATATTTCGCCCCTTTTGGTTGCTACATATACACCGCCTGCAATACCAACTATTACAGGTTATTTAAGTACATACAATACAGAATATAGCGGTAATGAATTAACCATTGCACCACACCAACGTATTAAAGCACGTTTAAGTATTGATAAATCAAGTTATGTAACGGCGCTTAATGCTATCGGTTTAGTTGGTAGTTTTGATGCAAGTTTAGCAGGCATTATTTGTAAACTTACAAACGTTACAGGTGTTGTAAATCAAGTTCAAGGTTATTTACCAAATGGAATTGTAACTAATGACATGGTAATAGTTATTAATAACGCAACGGATTTAGTTTTAGATTGCATTTTTAGAATAGCTGAAGAATATGCAGGCACTACTACTGAAATAACGTGGACAATTAGCATGAATCAGGTGACTACAATTCAAGGTACAACTCAATTAACTCAAATAGACTATGTTCAAAAGTTAGATGTTGATGTTTTTGAAAATGATAGCATGACACCTAATTTATTAAACGTTAGATTTTACGAACTTGAACAATATTTATTAGGTAACAAAATAGAAATCATAGATTTGTGTAATGTTGACCAAATAATTGCCGAAGTTGAAAAAGACCCAACGTTTACAGGTTCGATTAACTTAGTTGCTACAATTTACCCTGCAAGTGAAACAGGCGATACTAATAACGCGGCTATTGAAGAAGAAGAAAGCTGGCAGCCTGTTGTAGTACAAATGCAACAGTTAGTTAGCGGTAAACTTGATAGCGTAGAAGCGTCTTTTAGTGGTGATGATTATGCGACATTTAGAATAAATACACAACAGCTTACACAAGGCCAACGTTATTGGGTTACTGCAATAGCATTTCAGCAGGTACCAGATTATTGCCCGATTGGATTGGTTGCGCTAACATCTACATCAACACAAAGAAGTTTAACAGCTATACCTGGTTGGAATATAACAGGAAATCCAACTGCCGTAATTGCTGAAATAATTGCGCATCCTGATTATGTACCGGGCACAATAAACATAGTTCAAAATAACTTTACTGATTATTTAGGTACACTTGTTGGTAGTGCAAGTTATGTTGGTAATATTGTAACAGTTATAAAAATAAATATTGCAGTTGGTACAGCATATTATAATTTAGTTATTGATGCACAGTTTGACCCAGGCACAGGGCCGCATACAATAAGACATACATTAACTATTGCAGTTCCTTTGCCACCTGCTAATGTACCGCCGCTTGTTACTGTTGATAATAATTACATTTGTACTGATTTAGGCTAATAAAAAAATAAAAAAATTATAAAATATTTATAATAAAATAAAGGTATTTTTGTAAATATTTATGCTTATACAATATCCAATAACATACGTTCCTGAAATTAGTAGGACATACGCATTTAGGCAAGCTGTACCAATTAAATATGCCTGCCCTATATTGCCGCCTAATTTTATGACATCCGAAACTGATGCATGGAATTGTAATCTTTGCGGTTCAGATAACATGTTTTATATTCCGTATGTACAAGGCGATATTATACCTTTTCAAACACAATTTGCAGATAATTACAATCAGCCTAACAGCGTTTTAAGTTATGGCTTTATAAGTAACTTTGCAAGCGATGGTTATATAAAGGTTTATTTGTACGATTGTTGCGGTGAACTTATAAGTGAATTTATAGATGAGTTTTCAGAATCTTTTCACGTGTCATTTAGTACGGGAACTGGCAGCATTCAAACATGGTTTGTAAATACGGGTTTATTCCCTAATGGTTTAGATTGTTTTAGGTTAAAAATTGAATACTACAAAAATCAGTTAGACCCTGAGATAGATTTTACTATTTGGACTGAATATTATAAAGCTGTTGAAGGTTGCGGTAGTTTGAATGATACATCATTGATTCAATCAACTTATGCTGATTATGATTGTAATGGCAATTATTACAATGCTATTACAAATTATTTAGGAACTGATAACACACCTTTTTATAATTCGATTCGAATATTTGGAACAGTTGAATTTTTTGGCGATACTGAAAGTGTTACTGAAAATGATAGAAACGTTGTAATAAGTAAAGATATAACAGAAAATTACGGTATTATTTCGGGCGCGGTGCCGCCGTTTTACATTAAGTTACTTCAACAAGCTGTGAGAGGAAATACAGTAACTGTAAACGGTACGCAATATCAAAACTTTAGATATGATTCTAAGCCTGATGATAACCGAATGTTTTTGTTAGATTTGTCTTTTGACAAAAAATGTCGAATAGATAACAAACAATGTAGATGAGGTCGTAAATTCATTTACAATTAAAAATTAAAAAAAATGACAAATAATTTTCAATTCATTCCGGGTTTTTTAGGCGCTTTCGGTGTTTGCCCTCCTTGCATCGATGATGAAAACGTGCCTAACTACCTTTGCGACCCTTGCGATTCAACTGTTTATAGTGGTGGTATTGCAGGTTGGTTTGCTAAAAAATGCTCTTATGAATTTTCTGATATTAGCGATTCGAGCGAGTGGGAAACTGCTATTGCAAACAAAGATGTTTTTGGGCGCGTTAATGGTAGCCGTATCAGCGGTGGTTTGCCTGCGCCTGAATTTACAACTAAAAAGCGTGGAAGCTGCGGTCAAGAAGAAGTAGTAAAACAATCTCGCGTAGTATCACTTACTGATGCTGAAAACGATAATATTTTTACTATTGATGGCTTGTATAATTTCTTAGCTATTCCTGCTAATGCTTCGGGTTATGAGTTCGGTTTTATTACTTGCGATGGTCGTTTTTTAGGTTGGTATTCAAATGTAACTGTAAGACCGTTTTATCAGATTGCTGAAACTGATGAAGATGATGCTTATTGGACAATTGAATTTAGATACAATGAGCAGCTTGGTACATTTAATCAGCAGCAATTGACATTCTTACTTACACAGTCTTATAATGTTTGTTGGGTTGTAGATATTGCATTGCAAGGTTTTGCAGGTGCTAATACCGTTGCTGAAGGTGATACTTTGCAGATTATTGCAACTGTAAGCCCTACAAATGCAACTGACGCATCTGTTACTTGGTCTGTAATTAACGGTACAGGTTCTGCAACTATTGATGTTAATGGTTTATTGACCGCTGTTAGCGCTGGTTCGGTTACTGTTGTAGCTACTGCCAACGATGCAAGTGGTGTTAGTGAACAAATTGTAATTACAGTTATACCATAGTACTTATAAGGGCAGTCTGAAATACGGCTGCCCTATTTAAAATCAATAGAATGAACTTAGAACAGTTTAACGAATTTCTTAATTCTGTAAATGCAACAATACTTAGCCCACCTGTACATCCGTTCAAGGCGGATTGGAAGCGTATTTATGAAAGTATTAAGCCACATTTTTACGGAGAAGTGCCGCCAGCGTTGGACACAGCTTTTCCAAATGAAGATGAAGCAATTTTACAGTATAGAAAAAATACGTATCAACCTAAGACCGAAAGCCCTTTAGTAAAGGCTATTACTGAACTGCATAGGCTGTTAAGTTCTGCAAAGCATTCTGTTAGATTTGAAAATATGGACATGCAACAATTTGCCGACAATCAAAAGTTTGGCGAAAGTAACTTGCAGTCTTTTATATTTTCTGTTTTTATTCCTAATCGAGTACTTGACCCTAACGCGGTTTTGTTAATTGAACCTAAAGGCGATGGATTAGAAAATGACGCTGTAAGGGTTAATGTTGATATGAAAGTTATTCAGTCTGATAGGATTATTTTCAATGACCCTGAATACAGACTACTAATATATAAAGGCATATCAAAAAACAAATATGCTAACTTAGGTATTGAAAATCCGCTTTACTATCATATAGTTACCGATATGTTTTATGCGCAAGCGAGAAGCTATGGTGACAAAACAATGTTTGAGGTTATTTATGAACACAACAGCGGTATAATGCCGTGGGTTACTTTAGGCGGTCGCGTTGTTCCAAAATATGATATTTATGGCAATACGTTTAAAATTTATAAGTCTGATTTTAGCCCTGCAATACCGTATCTTAATGATGCTGCTATTTTTGACAATCAGCATAAATCGGTTATGCTTGCGACATGCTTTCCTATTAAATTTGTTGAAGGCGTTGACTGTAATAGTTGTAATGGCGTTGGGCGCGTTGTTGACCCTACAAACTACGATAATAGCATAACATGTAAAACGTGTCATGGTCACGGTAAAACCTTAAGCGTTACACCATTGGCAGCTTATAACCTAAATCCTACTACATCTAAGTTTGGAGATGCTGATAAACAGCAAGTAGAACCAATACGCTATTATTCGCCTGATGTTAGCACTATTCAAGAAACAAATAAAATAGCTGATTCAAGTTTAGCTAAAGCTGAACAGGTGCTAAACATCAACCGTAGTTTAAAAGCCGCACAATCGGGCGTGGCTAAAGAATTAGACCGCGAACCTGAATATATTGAAGTTGGTAAAATATCTGATGATGTTTATGCACGTTATAAGGATGTATTAAAAATTATACAGGCAATTGTATTTTTAGATACTGAAAGTAATATCTTTGTAAATCCTCCGATTAGTTTTGACCTTAAAACCGAAACTGAACTAATGGCTGAATTTGCAGCATCACAAAAAGGATTGCCAACAGCTATTAGATACGAAAGTTATATTAGTTATATTGACCGCCGTTATAATTCCGATGCAATAGCTAAACAGATAGCAACCATTTGCGCAATGTATAATAGTGCATATCTTTACACAGTTGAAGAGCGCGTTAATCTGTTAGCATCAGGGCAAATAACATCAAACGATGCAATTAGTGCACAATTCGTTTTTGATGCTGTAACAGAGTTGTATTACGATGAAGGCTTTGATATTATGTCAAATGATTACACAGCAATTAAAGAAGCTATTGATGAAAAGTTAGCGCCGCGTTTTGATGCTGTTTCAAGTAATGTAATGCCCGAAGTTAATATGGATGAGTTTAATAATGCTGAATAATGGACTTAAATAAACCCGAAAAAATTAACGATAAAGCATTAGAAATTTTACAAAAAAGGTTTAATAAAGTTGAGCCTAAATTTGTGAAACATGTCGTTGATTGGGTTTATAAGTTTAGAACTACATCAGGTAATTTAGTTAGGTCAAAAGAAAATTTAGCGCGTTTAGGTTCTTTTAAAACAGCAATAAATAGGTTTTTAGAAAATGCTGGTTATAACCTAATGGTTGCAGGGTTTTTAGAAAACTTTGATGAGATAGGCGCTAATACACAACTTATACAATCAGAACTAAACGGCTTAGATATAACAAAAAGTTTTTTGAATCCATTTAAACGCTATGCCGTTAATAATGTTATAGCTGCAATGCAAGGGCAAGGATTAAATATAAACTTAATAAATCCTTTAAAGAATGAACTGCTAATTGCAGTAAATCAAGGTAGCAGCCTTACAGATGTTGTAACTTCTATTGCAGG